GGTTCGGCAGTATACAATGACGGTAAAGTGGGTGTTGCGTATATACAAGAATATAGGTTTGCAAAGTATGTAGAAAGACTTCAAAGGCAAATACAAGAAGACTTAGATAGAGAGTTTAAGATCTTTTTAAAGCATAGAGGCATTGAAATAGACAGTAGTGTTTTCAATGTTGAACTCAACAAACCTTTAAACTTTAGTACATATAAAGATCTACAATTGGATACAGAACGAGCCCAGTTATATAATGCAGTGGCGGCAGTACCACACTTATCCAACCAATTTAAACTTAAAAAATATTTAGGATTAACAGAGCAAGAAATTAAAGAAAACGAAGAGCTCTGGAGATCTGAAAACGATTATAAGAAATATGAAACACAGGACGGTAAATCTGCAGAATTGAGGAACTTAGGCATTAGACCAAATGATCCAATGGCAGTAGATCCTAATTTTGAAATACCACAGGGTGATATACCTTTAGCAGATCCTTTAATGGACCCAGAAGGCATAAATAATCCGGAAGGCGGAGTACCACCTATAACACCAGGCGGAGAGGGTAGCATATAATGAGATTAGTAGAATTTTACAATCCGGAACTTGATGAATTTGTTAAAAGAAGCAAGGAAGATACACGGAAATCAAAACTTACCCTAGAAGAACTAGGTAAATTAAGAAAAGTCAGAGATTTAAAAAACAAAGAAAAAGACGAACACAACGATTTTGTTAAAGTAATGTATGCAAATTCGCAACAGGACTCAGGCGGCTTAGTTTAAACTAGTTTTTAAGTAACTCACTAAAAACATTAAATATAAAGACATAAACTAGCGAATTGACTATTTTCGCATCAAAAACATCATTTTTACACCGTTTTCATACAAATAAACATACATCATATAAGTACTTAACAGGGTAGAATGGCTTTTATGTCATTTCTATCATAAAATATTTAATCGGAGAGACCACAATGTCAGAATCAAGAACACAATTAGAGAACATTCTTGAACTATTATTAGCCGAAGAAAACGATAAAGCGGAAGAAATGCTTCATGAGTATGTTGTTGCTAAAGCAAGAGCAGAATATGAAAAAGTTCTAGACGAAGACGTTTCCGAGGAAGAAACAGTTGAAGAATCAGACGAAGCAGAAGAAGAAGCAGTAGAAGAATCAGAAGAATCTGATGAAGATGCTGTTGAAGAGGCAGAAGAATCAAGCGAAGAAGCAATTGAAGAAGATAACATGGATGAAGTTATTGATCAATCAAACGACTTTGAAGCAGATGTTATAGCAGACGAAGAAGGAACTTTCGAAGACGAAGCAGAAGACGAATTAGAGTTAGATGCTGAAGACGGAGAGAAAGATCTAGAAGATAAAGTTGATGATATCGAAGACGAGCTTGAAGACCTTAAAGCAGAATTTGAAAAATTATTAGCAGACGACGACGAAAGCGACATGGAAGACGGTGAAGAAGCAGAAATGGATGCTGAATTACCTGCTGAAATGGACCTAGAGTCAGTTGAATATGACTTAGACGACGAAGTTGCAGAAGGTAACGAGCTTGAAGAAGCAACTAAGTTATCTGACAATGTAGCAACACCAACAGGCGGAAATGCAGATAACGAACAAGGTATGAAAATGCCTGCTCCATCTAAAATCGCAGACGGTAAAACCAAAGCAGTAGTCCTAAAAGACGGCGGCGAAGGTAACAAAGGTGAGTCAGCAAAAGATCACACACCTACAGACAACATTAAAGTTGAACCTAAAAAGGCATAAGTCTTTTTAAACTGATAGGAGATATTAATGGCAAATAAACTATATGAATATTTAAGTCCAGAAGCGTCTAACGTCCAGATAATGGAATCTAAAGACGGTAAGGATTTATTCATGCAAGGTTTGTTCATTCAAGGTGATGTAAAGAACCAGAATGGAAGAGTTTATCCTAAGGATGAAATCAAAAATGCTGTTAATAGTGTAAAAGAACGCCTTGGAAAAGGCGAAACTGTGATGGGTGAGTTAGATCACCCTGAAGAGTTACAAATAAATTTAGACCGTGTTAGTCACATAATTACAGATATGAATTATGATGATTCAAACGGTTTGGGCAAACTTAAAATTATAGAAACACCGATGGGTAATATTGCGAGAGCATTATTAAAAGCAGGTGCTAAACTTGGTGTAAGCAGTAGAGGTAGTGGAAATGTCGACGGAAGTGGACAAGTAAGCGACTTTGATATTGTAACAGTGGACATTGTGGCACAGCCAAGTGCCCCTGATGCCTATCCTAAAACTATATATGAGAGTTTATTTAATATGCGAGGCGGTAGTCAAATGTTTGAAACCGCTAGTGCATTAACACACGATAAAAGTGCAGAAAAACACTTGATGAAAGCAATCACTGGTTTCATCAACGATTTAAAATTATAAGTAGGAGACTACTATGGCAGTGAATTTTACAGAACTACTTGAGAACGCGGAATTAACAGAAGATGTTAAGTCTGCTCTTCAAGAAGCATGGGAAGGTAAAATTTCTGAAGCAAGAGAAGAACTTACTGCGGAACTTAGAGAAGAGTTTGCACAGCGATACGAACATGACAAGGGTCAAATCGTAGAAGCAGTTGACAACTTTATATCTGAAAAAGTAGAAGCAGAAATTTCTGAAATTGTAACAGAAAAAGAAGCCCTTGCAAACGATCGAGTAAAATACACGAAAGCAATTAGTGAGCATGCCAAGGTACTTGACACTTTTGTAACTGAAATGGTTGCAAAAGAAGTTAAAGAACTTAGGGCAGATAGAACAAGAACAAGTGAGCATGTAACAAAATTAGATAATTTTGTAGCAGAGCAACTTGCTAGTGAACTATCCGAATTCCACGAAGACAAAAAAGGACTTGTGGAACAAAAAGTCAAAATGGTAAGAGAAGGCAGAAAGCAATTAGCAGAAGCCAAGAAAGATTTCATTAAGAAAGCGGCAGACAAAGTTGAAAACGTTGTCAACGGCGTAATTACTAATGAAGTCCAATCTTTCCGTGAAGATATTACTAATGCACGTGAAAACGACTTTGGTCGTAGAATTTTTGAAGCATTTGCAAATGAATATGGCGTGAGCTATTTGAATGAAGCAAAGGAAATCAAGAAAATACAAAAACAGGTAGCTCAGTTGGAAAATCAACTTAATGAAGCATCAACAAAAGTAGAAGCATCGAAAGACGCAACTAAATTAGTTGAATCTAAATTAAGAGTTTCAGAGGATCGATTCGCAAGAAAAGAAACTTTAAACAATTTGATGGCCCCGTTGGGTAAAGAAAAGAAAGAAATCATGTCTGATTTACTTGAAAGTGTTAAAACAGAAAAATTGGAAGAGTCCTTTAACAAGTACTTACCTTCAGTTTTAGATGGAGAAGCACCAAGAGCGAAGAAGGCATTGTCAGAATCAGTTACTAGTGAACATACTGGTAATAAGGCAACTGTAATAACAGAAGCCGATGACAAAAGTGCGGATGATGTTGTAGAAATTGACATGATTCGTAAATTAGCCGGACTTTCAATAAAATAATAGGAGTTAGAAATGGCAGACTTATTTGAAAGCAACTGGTCAGCAACTAAAGACGCTTTACTAGAAGGGTTATCTGGAAACAGAAAATCTAGTCTAGATGTTGTCCTCGAAAATACAAAGAGACATTTGTCAGAGGCCGCAACAGCAGGTGCCACAGGTGCAGGTTCAGTCGCAACTTTAAACAAAGTAATGTTACCGTTAATTAGAAGGGTTATGCCTTCTGTTATCGCTAACGAACTTGTTGGTGTCCAACCAATGAGTGGTCCAGTGGGCCAAATCCATACATTAAGAGTCAGATATTCTGAAACTGGTGGTGGAGCAACAGCAGGTGACGAGGCTTTAAGTCCGTTCAAACTTGCTGAAACATATGCAGGTTCTCCTGACGCTACAGCGGCGGCAGAAGGAAGTGCAGGTAGAAAAATGAGCATTCAGATCTTAAAAGAAACTGTTGAAGCGAAAACCAGAAGGTTATCAGCAAGATGGACTTTTGAGGCGGCTCAAGACGCAGAATCAATGCATGGCGTAGACGTCGAAGCAGAAATTATGCAGGCATTAGCACAAGAAATCGTAGTTGAAATCGACCAAGAAATTATCGGTTCACTAAGAACTCTTGCAGGTGCAGGTACAACTCTAAACTTCGGTGGTTCCCTAACAGGTACTCCAGCATATATTGGTGATAGACATGCTCTATTAGCAATTGAGATTAACAGAGCGGCTAACAGAATCGCGGCTAGAACTAGACGTGGTGCTGGTAACTACATTGTTGTTTCTCCAGAAGCATTGACAATCTTACAAAGTGCGTCTACATCAACATTTGCTAGAACAACTGAAGGATCTTTTGAAGCACCTACAAATACTAAATTTGTTGGTACACTAAACGGATCAATCAAAGTTTTTGCTGATAACTATGCGGCTGACGGTACTAAAGTACTAGTTGGTTACAAAGGATCAAGCGAAACTGATGCTCCAGCATTCTACTGTCCTTATATCCCATTAATGAGCACAGGACCTGTAATGGATCCTAGTTCATTCGAACCAGTCGTGTCATTTATGACAAGATACGGTTACAAAGAACTTACTAATACAGCAAGTTCATTGGGTAATGCG